ACGTAGACGGTCCAGCCGACAATCACCGTGTCCCGGGCTTGCTGCTGCTCACCACCTACCTGCGGTGTCTCCGCGCGCGGCGTGATGACGCAGCGCTCGAGTTCGAACGACTCGTCCGGGCCCGGCAGCGGATGCCCGCGCGGGTCCCGGCCCGGCGAAGCGCCAGTACGCAGCACCCGCACGGTCTCGCCGAACGGATACGGCATCAGCCATACCCCCAGCCCGGCTCGAACTCGTCCGCGAAACCCGCATCGTCGACAGGCCACGTCGGCGACGGATCCGCCGTCGAGGGCGTCGGATCGACCGTGAAAGCCCCGCCGCGCCCGGCGAGGGACTTCAGCGCGGACTTGTCGGCCTTCGTCAGATACAGGCCGCCAGAACCCTGCGGGCGCTGCACCGACATGGGGCCGATCGTCTCGTAGGACACCTGCTGCGGATTCACATAGGCCCTGCCAGCGACCGACAGCACCACTGCTTCGGCACCCTCAGGCAGCGGCTTGACCACTGTCTGGCACAGCTGGATTGCAGTGGTCAGCAGCAGATCGGCACGGTTCCCGTCGATCTCCCCGAGGCCCAAGTACAAGCCCAGTTGCTCGGCGGTAGGAGGGACGAAAGCCACGACGCCTCCTCAGGCCAGGGACTCCACAGCGCTACACCAGGCCGCCAAATCGGCGGCCGGATCGAGCTCGGCAGACCGGGCCTTCGCCCGCTTCGACGCCAGCCGGTACTCGGCAGGCGCCTCCAGCTTCCGCAGGACCGCCTCCCAGCCGTCGAGATCCTGCCGCTCCAGGAAGATCCCGCCCTCGGCCAAGGACTCGCACAAGCCCGGCGTCGGATGCGCAAGGACCGGGATACCGCTCGCGAGGGCCTCCACGCCGGCACGGCCCCACGATTCGTAGAAGGAGGGCATGAGCAGCACCTTCGTTCGGCTGTACACCGCCTCCCGCATCTCGTGGCCCGATACGTGCTCGATGACCTCGACGTTCGACAGACCTGAGTAGTCGGTCTGCTCGCCATAGGCGCCCATCACCGCAAGGAACTCCCGGTCCGGCATGCGCTTCGCCAGGTCTCGGAACAGGCCGCCACCCTTGTCCGGGTTCGTGTTGACCAGGGTGATCCGGTCGCCGGGCTTCGCCGCATAGTCCTCCGCGAACACCGGAGGCCGGATGATCAGCGACTGGTCGGGGCGGATCGCCTTCGGGTACTCCGCGAAGAACACCTCCGCTTCCCGCTGCATCCACTGCGAGTTGTACACCGCCAGCGCCGTCCCGCCGGACGCCATGTCCTTGAACGTCGGCGTGAACGTGTTGTGGCAGATCGCCACGAACGGCTTCCCGTAGCCGCGGGCCAGGGCCGCCGTCGGCTTCACGTTCTCCAGATGCGACACCAGGACACTCGCCCGACGGACAGCAGTAGCGAAGTCGAGGCGCGACTCCAGGGGAACCACCTTCACGCCGTCCAGCTCATACGGCTCGTGATCCTCGCCGTACCTGGACAGCCACACCGTGACATCGTGCCCGCGCTCGACGAGAGCACGGAACATCGACCAGGCCATCCACTCCGCGCCAGCGTTGTGCCGGGGCGGGGCGGCGTGCAGCCGGGCAACGACCTGCATCGCCCGGCCGCTCTTCCCGCCGCCGCGGGCCTCCGTCACGACCCGTAGGCCGGGGTGCCGGTGTACTTCACGAACGCGGACGCGTCGCCCTGCACGTAGCCGTAGTAGGCCTCGGCGAGGATCAGCACCAGGTTCTCCTGGAACGCCGAGTGGACGCCGCCGTCCTCGTCGATGTACGTGGCCTCCTTGGAGATCCGCACGGTGATGTCCATGCCCACGCCGTAGGCGGCCTGCGACCAGTCGCCGCCGATCGCCCGCAGACCGGAGTCCGAGCTGGTGGACTGACGGCGCTGCTTGCCCGACACCGAGCGGGAGTAGGCGAGCGGCTCACCGATCAGCGATCCCGCTGCGGCCATGTCCGTGCCCGGTGTCTGCGTGTCGACCAGGATCGGCCGGCCGGTCGTGTCGGTCGCGAGCAGCAGCGACGGCTTCAGCCGGTGGTCAGCGACCGTGCCGGTGTAGTCGAAGTCGTCGTCGATCACCTTCGCCATACCCTTGACCAGGTCGGCCCAGATCCCGCCGGTGCCCTGCGAGGACGTGCCGAGAACCACCGAGTTCGTGGTCATCGCCAGGTAGTCGGAGAACGGGCCGGCCGCACCCTTCATGGTGAGACCGTGGATCGCCGCATGGTCGAAAGCGCGGGCGAACGCGGTCGGCAGATCACGCTGCAGCTGCGTGTACAGGCCGCCCGCGTTGGTCATAGCGACCTCTTCGGCGACCGGGATCAGCACGGCGAGCTTCTTCGCCGTCATCTGCTTGATGCCGACCGAGGAAGAGCTCAGCGGCTTCTTCTGCGCCTGCCCGACCCAGTCGGCCTGCGGCACATCCATCGGGATCGGCACCGACGTGGTCGCGTCGATCGCCAGAGGCGCCGGCCGGGCCAGCGTCATCACCGCGGACTGCTCCACGGACTTCTCGAAGATCGGCGCCGTGATGGTGCGCGGCAGGAGTGACGCGTTGACGTCGGACAGCTTGAGCGGGGCCGTAGCCACCATGACTTCTCGCTTTCAGCAGCTACTTGAGCTGCGACTTAAGCCACCCGGAGAACTCGTCTTCGGGGGTGAGGGGGCGTGTCTTGTTGGCGCCGGACGCCTGTGTGCGATCCGGTGCAGGACGCCGCGGGCCCTCCGGGGGCTGGGTCTTCGCCCAGTGCGGCTTGCGCTCCAAAAGCGCCTGGAGGTCGGCCTCGATAGCCGCCTCGTCGATGTCGCCGTCAGAGTCGATGTACGAGTCGAGGTCGAGCTCGCCGAACGCGTCCGCGGGATCGGCGAACGCCGCCCGGCCGTCCGTTGCGAGGCCAGCGAGAGCCTGCACCTGGCTGCGGACCAGCCGCTGCCGGGTCTTGGCGATCTGCTCCTGCGCCGCTGTGAGCTGCTCAGTGAGGCGCTCGGACTCGGAAAGCTCCGCTTCCTTGCGCTTCTTGAGCTCAGCCAGCAGCGGCTCCTGCTCCTTGAGCCGCTTACGAAGGTTCTCCGCCTCGCTGTTCTTCTTGCGCAGCGCTGCCTCAAACTTCTTCCGGTCGAACGGCTTCTCCTCGCCGGACTCCGCCTCCTGGGCGTCGTCCTGCTGCTCAGTGCCGTCCTCGCCTCCGGTGGCCGTCTCCTCGACGACCTCCTCGGTCCCGGACTCCTGCTGCTCGCTGCTCTGCTCGGTCTCTTCAGGCATGACGAATCGGCCCTCCAGGGGCTGTGGAAATGAGAAAGGCCGCCACCAGGGCGACCTCGTTGAACAGTGAGCCCGGCTGTCAGCCGTGCTCGGCTATGGCCCGCCGGAACCGGCGGAGCTGATCTCCAGGGAAGGGTGCCGCGTACTCGCGGTACAGGCGCTCCCACTCCTTGGCGTGCTCGGAGAGCTCGAACTTCTGCCCTCTCCAGACCGGCACGACGCCGCAGTTGCAACCGTCGTGAGCCCGGAAGCCTGCCGTGTCCTGCTTGTAGACCATTCCGCGGCTGGCTAGGAGCCGACAGAAGGCGCAAGCTCCCAAAGCGGCTGCACGGGCGTAGCCCACCGCCATGCGGTCCTGCCGTACCGCACCCTGCACTGTGCCGCGGCCCTGGTCGATGACCAGCTTCTGTGCGACCGCCTCGGCCTTCTTCTCGGCCGCGTCCAGGCGCGCATCCATCGGCTGCTTCTGCGCCTCGGTCGTATTCGGGTCATCAGGATCACGGGGCCACAGGTCTTTCGTCGCCCATCGCAGACTGTTGTTCACCTGGTCGTCCGGAGGCGGGCCAAGGAGGGGCACTGTGAACTGCCCGGTCACTGCTGCTGCCACTCGCTCGGCCTCGTAATAGGAAGCGGCTGCCGTAGCCGAGGCGCTGCCGTACTGCGCCACCAGGGCGCGCACCGCCTCGATCCAGTCCGGCAGCGTCGCTTCCAGGCTTTGAGGTCGGATCAAGCGCCGCAGCGTTTTCATGTCCCGGACCAGCAGCCGCGTCAGACCGCGCTGGACCTGCCGCTGCCGAGTCGCACCAGCGCTGCCATCAGAGATTGACGTCGCCACTGACGACCTCCGGAGACGGCACCTGGTCCGCAGGAGCACCCAAAGCGGCCAGGCGATCCAACACCGAAGCACCGTTAGCTCGCACCCGATCGGCACGAACCCGCTGCCGCTGCCCCTCGGTCAGGCCAGCCATCTCCAACGTGACGTCAGAGTCCGCAGGAAGAATCCCGGCCTGGACCAGCTTCACCGTGGCGTCCGCCTGAGCGGCCACCGTCGGCGTCGCCGGATTGCGCCACACCGTCTCAATGCGGCGTGTCTTGTCCGGCGGCTCACCGTCGCGCACCCAAAGGGCCAGCCGCATCGCCTGCTGCCAGGCGGCGCCGAAGCGACGGATTCGCCGTTCGGAGCGCTTCACCAGCTTCGCCTCGGTCGAACGGATCGCATCCGCGGAAGCCGGGTTGTCGGTGGTGTAACCGAGCATGTGCGGCGGCAGACCGAACTGCGACGACATGATCCTGGCGTACAGGTCGATGATCTTCGTCATGCCCGTCGGATCATGCGCCGCGAACTGGCCGACATTAGGGACGTTGCCGTCCTCGTCCCGCTCCAACGCGAGCACACGGCCGATGTACGTCTCCCACGCCGACTTCGCCGTACCGTCTGCGTCCTGGAACGCCGACTCCGACGCACCCAGGATGTACCGCTGAGGGGCGCCGAAGAACTCGGCCGCCACCTCCATGCCCATCAGGCGCCGGCATGCGGCATCCGTGATCGACATGACCTCCGGGGTGATCTCCGACTTGCCGACCCGGTCCGCGGTGCGCTGCCGGTTCGCCATCCGCACCACCGGCACCATGCCGAGGTTGTGGATATCCCGGTCCACGACCTCCCAGCCACCAGACGATGTCGGCAGAGCCATCACCGTCTGATCCGGAAGGTAGAGGACCAGCATGCGCTCCTCAGGGCCCGACTCCACGAAGGTGTCCGCCGCGCACTCGCGAAGAGCAGCCGTACTCATACGGATACGGGCATCCCACATCACCGTCATGTCCAACGGAGACTCCGCCGAAATCAACGGCGGGCAATCCGGGGTTCCGCAATCCCCCGAGCCGACCGCCAGATACTCCCGGCCGTACACCAGCGCATCCAGATGGGCCAAGCTCGACTCGTCGAACAGATCGTTCGCCTCGGCGATCTCAGCCAGGTCTGACGAATCCGATCCATCCGCCCAGCGGAACGCCTCCAAGTCGAGGCGCTCCTCCAGCGACTCGATGCCGACACGCGGCCAGCCGATGACGGTGTGCAAGCCCTTCAACTGCGGCGGGATCGAAATACCCAGGTCTCGGACCAGCTGCTCGCCATTGAAGTACGCGTCCCGCAGCAGCAGGTTGTATCGGTCCCGCAGCATGTCCGCACGCAACAGGTTGATCAGGGAAAGCTCGTCATCCGACAGCGTCAACAGCGGGAGTTCAGGGATGGAAACGGTCACCGCAGCACCACCACCCGTCCCTTGCCGCGCGACTTCGGCCGCTTCCCGTACTGCTTGCTGTTGAGGAGTTTTCGGCGGAGCATGCGAGCCCCGATCATGCACACCGCGAGGTCGATCTTTCGGGCGGATTCACGGTGCTCCTTGCCGATCGTGATGCCCCACGCGTTCGTGCGACGACGGGCGTTCGCGACGTGGGTGCGCATCACCTTGTGGCCGTCGTGCGTGAGGCGCCGCTCGAGAATGTCTTCGCCCGTCCGCTTCACCGAGTCCGTGAACTCCTCCTGGTGGCGAGGAGCGCCCATGTCCCAGCGGACGGCGTGCTGCTTAGGGCCTGCGGTGACGGCTTGCAGGATCAGCTTTGCGCCGTGGTCCTGCCCCCACTTATCGAGGTAGGAGTACCAGAAGCGTTCGCCGTCGTCGTCCTTGCCGGAGCCCGGGTCGCAGAAGAACGCCAGGACCTTGTACGCGCTGAACGCCCGCTCGACGACGCCGTCGACCTCGTCACGCTGGACCGACCAGGGAAGGTCCGGATCCCAGTTTGCGGGCCGCTGCCACACGCCGAGCGTGAACACGTGGCCGTCCGACATGCGGCAGCCGGCCAGGGCTGTGGCATCGTCGGACTTGGAGCCGTCGAAGAACATGACGATCTCTTCGCCGTCCTGAACGTGCAGGCCATTGGCCTTGCAGGCGTCCCATTCGTAGGGCGCCATCCAGGCATCCTCGGCCGCAACGATCATGTTGTACCAAAATCGCCTGGACCGGCTGGGAGGATTTCTGACGTCGGCAATGGACTTCACGATCCGGTCCACGTTCAGCCAAGTCGCGTCACCACGGATCGACCGGATCACCGCCGGGGCATCCTCCACGGTCAGCGGCGCCTTCGGCGGCGCCTCGATGGAGTCGTACAGCAGACCCGAGTCCATCACCCGGCCCGAGTCGACCGCCTCCCAAGCCTCCCGGTCTCGCTCGGCAACCGAGTCCTGGCCGGGCTCATAGGCGTTCGTGATGCGAAGCGTGCGGGCCGCGCCATCCGCGGACTTCGTCGCGTTGCGCTCAATCACATCGGCCATGTCGTGACCCGAGTTCGACGAATCCCAGTGGTGCGTCTCGTTGAGGAGCAC